GTGACCAGTACGGACTTGGCTGGCAATACATCCGAGCCGTCAGTAAATGACGCTATCGCACCAGATGCGGTATCGGATACCATGACCTTTGCCAGAGTCTCCAGACTGACCTCGCCCGGGTCTCCCTTGTCGCCTTTCGGTCCTGTCTCGCCCTGAGGGCCTTGCGGTCCTGTTTCGCCCTGTATGCCCTGTGGTCCCTGAGGACCCGTTGCTCCCTGAGGACCGGTCGGGCCTTGCGGTCCTGTGGCTCCCTGTTCGCCCTGTTCCCCTTGCGGTCCCGCCGGAATCCCAAGCAACAGCACTCCATTGCCGTATGACGCACTCGCTTCTGATCCCGCCGGAAGCGTTTCGGCTTCGGCTGTCATGCTCGTCCATGCGTCCATCGCCTGTTCGACCGCCCTCGCATTATCTGCGACCTGTTCGGCCTGTTCCGTGATGCTCTCCAGCAGTGCCGTTATCTCGTTGATAAGCGGTTCCCGCCGGCCGTCTGTCGTATCATCCGGGTGCGGATTCGGCTCGACAGACAGCACCACATTGGTCGTCCCGACGAGCGTATCGCCCTGCACGATGCGTATCTCCGAGACGATACGTCCCGGTTCGTCTGTCATGACCGCATCCGTATCGAAGCTGACATTCGAGCCGTCTATCGTACCTGTGACGGTATAACCCAGTCCGCTCGGCTTCGTGCCCGCCATCGTGACGGTCGCCCCGATCGGGATGCTGATATCTCCCTCATCTGATACCAGATGGGCAGTGAGCGTCCTGCCGACGTCGTTCTGGCTGACGTGAAATTCTGGAAGATATGACTTTGGCTTGATGTTGACGTTGTTGGTTTGTGTGTACATGGTGTCTCCTCTTATACTATCGGCACGCACAGTACCGTTACGGTAGCCTGCTGATTGACTGCCGCCGAAGTGACGTTACGACAGCCGATGGTCAGCTGGCTCTGTGAATCCAAGCGGAAGTACAGAATTAGTGCACCGGATGCCGTAAGAACGACCTGCCCGATTCCGACCGCCTTATAGCCTGTCGGTGGCGTGAACTGGATCTGGATCGCACCGAAGAGCCCTGCCCCGATGGATACCGATCCGGACGATACCGTCACGGTCTTGACGGTTTCCCTGTTCTCCAGTTCGGTGATGCGGTTAGCCTGCGCGGTTATCTTATCCAGTATGTCCTGAGCGATTGCGTTGAACGTGGCCGCGTTGAACGGTGTGCCCGCTTCGGTAACGGCTCCTTCGGCTCGCTCCATATCGTATACGTCGGCCTGACCCGATACGGCTGTCAGTTGCACCCGACCCGGATGCTCCGTTACTCTGTCTACGAAATAGTCTGCCATGTAATCCTCCTATTCGTACCGCCCGCCTGCGTTGATTGCGTCGCCCGCATAATACGGGTCGCCTATCCAGTGATTGATACGCGGCAGGTTTTCGTATGCTTCGATGATGGTGTAGACGGCCTGCGTCTGCCGTTCGACCTCGTTGATGTTATCCCACGTCATCAGATACGTCGGGTCGGTCGCTACGTATCCGACCGCATCCCTTACATTCTTCAGGCATGTCAGCAGGTTCGCCCAGTTGCTCTTGTATATGATGTCGTCCCGCGTCCATGCCGTCTTGCTGATGCGTGAGCCCGCTATCGTGATGCCCTCGCTCCTGCACAGGTCGTACAGGTAGCCGATGTTGCCTGTGATGCGCACCATGTCCTCGTAGGTCATCATGGCGGAGCCGCTCGTTCTGTCAGTGACTGGTGTTATCCACGCCATTTAGATGACCCCCTTTCGGTATGTGATTTCGGCAGTCGTGCCGCCGCCTTCGTGTTTCAGCGTTATCGTCTCGATGGTGACATCCTCGACCGTTCCATCCAGCCGATGGAAGTGTATGATGTCGCGTGGCTGCATGCGCGGGTCGCCTTTCCACGTGAAGGAACCTGTGATTGGTGACCGATACATACCGACCGACAGCATACGGTTCGGGTATATCAGCGCGTCGGTGTCCGCAGCTGTCTTCGCCGCTATCCTGCCGATAACAGGGAGCTCGCCATATACATACGTTCCGCCCTTCTCGTCGATGGTGTTTGTGTAGGTATCCGCCTCCAGGTTGAAGGCACACCCGTAGATATCAAGGTCGATGGTCTGTGCATCCGAAGCGATGACCCCTGCAGCCGTTAAGATGTTCCACATCTGGGTCGCGTTTCTAATCAAATGCGACGCGTTGCTGTCGTAGCGCCAGCCATCGTATGACTGTGACCACGGAACGAACGAGGAGTATGTAGTTACGTCGTCTGGTTTTGGCTTATACCGGCCGAACTCACTCTGCGGAATCTCGCCCTTCGCGAGCTTGTAACCAACGAACTGCGGGTCCGTTATATACGCAGGAGTGCCTCCGGTGTAGCCGTTGCTTCCTCCCGGCACCACAGGCATTACCTTGTACAGCCCAAAAACGGTGCCGTATTTGCTTTCCAGCTTTTTTGCGACGTCGTTGTCGATGTTTTCACCGAGGTATAAGCCTGTAAGCCAGAAAAAAGCATACTTATCAAAAGATAGCGACGTGCCAACGTTCTTAATAAAAGTGGCGGACCCGACCTTCTGCGCGTATGGGTCGCCTGTGCTCATAGCGGGATTGGTTATGCGAACGTGTTCTGCAGATACGCTCCCGGGTATGCGCTCGATATTTCTCTTTATGTCGGTGCAGTCGCCCTCGCTGACATCGTGGTCGCCCTTGTGGCGCGAGTCGGTTATGAGTGTAGGAACGCCTGCGTCAACATAGGAAAACTGCAAAGGTGCTTTGAGTTCACCGGAGCCGTCATACAAGTCACAGGATTCGTCTGTAAGGTTAAAGCACTGGTTCAGAAACGCAATGAAGTCACGCGCCTTTGTGCCCTCTTTGATAATCCACCGCTGCGCTTTTGACCACCAGCCCGTGTACTCTCTGTTGTCTACCGCGAAACCAGCGCGGTCGATAAGATATCGCACTGAAAACAAAAAGTAGTCCGAGTCATCTTCCGTTATCGGCGCGACCACCTCGATGTCATCCAGAAAATGCACCGCGTCCACCGCATGGATGGACATCACGTTATCCGCCCACGTGACCTGCCCCGCCACGTAGAAGCTACGCAAGGGCGACATGTCGCTGTCGTACCCCGCTTGGTAGTATATCGGCGTATCGTCTGGTATCATCGCGACAGCCTCGGAAACGTCCTCGTCAAAATAAGCGTCGATATTCAATTCCGATTCTGGTAACGTCTGGTCGAACGGCGACAGGTCGGAACGGAGCGAAACGGTGCAGGAAATAAGGTTATCGTTCGTGATAGTAATATCCGCACCCGTCTGCACCTCGGATATCTCGATACGCGTCTCTTCGGATGCGGGCGTCAGTGTCAGTGAAGCCGTAGTGGCACCAACGAGGAAACTGACCCGCCCCGATGTGACTTCGTGCGAGTAGCCATTATACGTCACCGACTCCGCGCCAGTAACCAACAGCGTCAGTCCTGCCATCTGCTGACTGCCCGTGACCGTCAGATTGACCGTCTGCCCCACGTGACCACGCACGCCTAACTTCCCGTTAGTAGCGGACGGCGTCAGAGACTCATACAGAGCATACGACCCGCTCAGGGCAAAACCGTCACCCTGCAGGTCCGCCAATCTCCGCATAGGCCATGTAGGCTGTGTCAGTCTGCCGTCGGATACCTTCGACGTCGATGTATACCCGCTGAAGGACAGCGTGATATCATCATCCGGCACCTGCATCGTGATGAGCACGTCCATCGGCTGTCTGATTTGTTTCGCGTTCTCTCTGTCAATCGTTGTGGGCATTGATGAACCTCAGCTCTAATGATACATTGCGCCACCACACTTCGCCCCGTATGGTGTTCCTGTTCTGTAACTGCACCACGGAATCTCTGATGACCTTCTCACTGGTAATCGTTCCGTCCGGTGCGACAAATTCGAGCGTACACTCGCCGCTCATGCCGATAAGATAGTCGACCATGCTCTGCGGGAGCGCGTCCCATGTCAGAGTCGTATCGGCATACTTCCAGCCGATTCGGTCGCCGACGATTTTGCCAGTGCAGGTCGTGTACTCGCCCGCGTAGATGTCCTGCATCTGCGGAGCGAATCCGGGCGGCCTGTAAATAAGGTTATCGTCTATCGCTATGTAATTCTGGTTAGTCAGTGCCATGTCTTACCCCAGTATCTTTTTGCCTTTATCGTACATCTTGACGGTCTCTTCCATCATCTTCGTTGAATTCGGGTACAGGTAAACATCCAGATGGACGTCACCGTATCCGCCAGCTCCTGCCGCCGCTACTGTCGCGACCCCGTTGACGATGTTATCCGCCATCGCATCGAGCCTTTGCCAGAATGGATCCAGCGGAATGATGCCCTCTGCGCCCGCCTCGCCTCCGCCGAATACGGTCGGCTTCGTCATGATACCGCCTTTGGCGTACCAGTCGATATCCAGCGACGGGATGACGCCATGGAGCAGATCCGACAGTTTCCAGCCTGGCGGGTCGATGGTGAAGTGCGGGAGTTTGATGTTCGGAAGTGAAACCTTGAAGTCGAAGAACTTTTTGATCTTCTCCACGATCTTCTTGATCGCATCCCGGGCCTTTTCAATCGGCGTAACCATTGCCGACTTAATGTTGTCCCATACTTTTTTTGCTCCTCGGAACAGATTGCCCCATGTCATATCCAACCATTTTGCAATCCATCCAAATACTGTTTTGACTATTGTCTTGATCCCATTGAATTCTGCAGTCAGGAATCGCTTGTACAGATTCCACACCGTTGTAACAGCCGTCACGATTCCGTTCCAGATACCTACAAATACGTTCTTGATGGCTCCCCATGCAATGATGACCGCTTCCTTTATCGCCTGTGCGGCTGTGATGAAGATTTCCTTAATTTTGTTCCATACAGCTACGAACAGGAGTCGCCATCCTTCTATTGATTTTCTGAAGAAGTCAGTGATCCCATTCCATGCACGTTTTATCATATCTGCCAAGCCTTTTACTGCTCCTGTAAAAAACTCAACAATTCCATTCCATGCAGTTATGAATATGTTTTTGATTGCATCCCATGCGGTTATGAATGTGTTTTTGATTGCACCCCATACTTCGGATGCCTTTTGCTTGATGGTATCCCAATGCTTATAGAGCAGGACTCCGATGGCGATAGCCGCCGCGATGGCCGCGATGACCAATCCGACCGGACCGAGCAACAGCGAGAAACCGCTCGCCAACATCGGAACGATGGTCATGATAGATCCGAGCATCAAAAGCAGTGGCCCGCCGACTGCAAGCAGTCCCGCAATGGCGATGGCGATCTTACCGATAATCGGATGCGCCTGCACGAATGCGACAATTTTTTCAATCATCGGAACGATGTTCTTCGACACGTACTGCGCTACCTGTGCCAGAGCCGGAGCGAGTGCCGCGCCGATCTCTTCCTTGATGTCGCCCAGCGTGTTGCTTAACTGCTGCATCTGACCGGCCGGCGTTTTCGCGAGCTCCTGGTTCATGTTGCCGACGTTCTCGTTAATGACCTGCGCCAGTGTTGCGGCCTTCTCTTCTTCGGTGCCGTACTTCAGGACCTTTTCCTGCGCTTCCGTGAAACTGATGCCGACCCGCTTCAGCGCGCCCGTCTGGCCCTGCATGACTTTGCCCATCAAATTACCGATGTTGACCGCATCATCCGTCGTGGCGTTGACGCCCTTCTGCTGGGCAAGCAGGTTCTCCATGGACGGCAACAGCGTGTTGATCGTGCTCGGGTACTTCGCGAAGGTTGCGAGCTGCTGCGCCCCAGAAAGAGCGACCTCATCGCCGATGATGCCTTCCTGCTGCAGTGCGCTGGCCAGCTTCTTTGTGCTCTCTACTGCCGCGTCACTCGCGCCCATACGGGTCTTGTAGATCTCCGTCAGTTTGGTCTCCGCCGTGGCCTGTACCTCATACGCGCCCATCGCGTCTTTGATGCCGTTGATCACTGGAACGGACAGGGCCGTCGCGATCCCGCCGACCTTCATGAATTTCTTGCCGACCGTGCTGATGGTATTGCCCATCGTCTTGCCGACGGTCGTCCCTGCGGATTTACCGGCAGACTTCGCTCCGGGTTGGAGCGCAGTCGCTATTCCGCTGCCGATGCCGTCTGCGGATGGTACTATCTGGACATATGCTTTGCCGAGTTCGGTATTAGCCATTGTGTATAGTCCTCATAATGCGATTCCGTTCCGCCTCGAACTCTGCGCCCGATCTGAACTTCATCGCGTCCTGTGTTTCGTTCTTTGTGTTTGCGTCCCGTCCGAGCATCCACGAGGATATCTTTTCCGGGACGTTCCTGCCCTTCATGCCGTCCTGCGACCTCTGCCATTTAAGGATCTCAAGGTCATCCAGGATACACGCAAGAAGCAGGTTGTCCGGGACTGTATGTTCAATCCCGAACATGGCCTGTTTTAGTCTCGAATTCGTCCCCAAGCCGGTGACGAGAGTGCCGAGAAGCCGACCCGGCACCCGTCTGTAATCGAATATCTGGTAGGTCTCCGCTAAGTCGCAGATGACTTCCGTGCGATATTCCGCAAGCGCACCGGCAAGGACAATCAGTTTTTTCCTTCTTCGCCCAGCCTGTTGAATATCTCCATAAGAGCGTCCATAGCGACCTTGACCGGGACGCGCCCGGTTTCGTTCTCAAGGCTCTTGTACAGACGTTCCTTCTGTTCGTCTCCGAGCACCATCGTCACGACCTTTGAGACCTTCAGAGGGTTCTCCCCTTCTGCCTCTGCAATAGCATCGACCAGTCTCATGTCATCCAGTACGTTCTCGTCGACTTCATAGATGAATCCATTCTCCAGTGTTCCCTTTTTGGCCATCTTGTTTCCCTCCTATGCGGACTTGATGTACTCGTAGTGTGTTACGCCTGTAGCATCCGGCATCGCCTGAATGGTCAGCTCGTAACCTACGACCTCATCATCTGCGTATGTGATTTCTCCGATTTCGGATACCTTGCCATCCGGAATGACGATGCGCTTGAGGACTCCGCCACGCATCACCATGTCGATGACCCATGCAGCTTCCTCCGCCTCGTCTGCGGTTGCCTTGACAGTCAGACCTGTCGACAGTGCGCCGGTGACGTTACTGGATCCATAGACCGCAGACAGGACGTCCGCGTTAAGGACCTCGATAAGCGTCAGTCCGAATTCGTCGGTTTTCTCGTTCTGGACGACCAGTACGGTGTCACCGCCCCACGCTTTGATGTTGTCGGTGTCGGGGCTGTTCGTGTTGGTCAGACCGTCCTCGGAGACGTATCCGAGTGCCTTAAAGTCTGTATCCAGCGCCGATACGGCGTCAGTCGGAATAGTCGGTGCTCCGGATAACGGAGCCCTGTACACTGCGCCGCTGACAGCCGGTTTACCTGCAGATACATTTGCTACTGTATTCGCCATTTAGCATTACCTCCAATCAGTAGTGGTAAACATCAAAAACGGCCTGATAGCGTGGTTGCTTCGTGGCCGTATTCGTAAAGTTATAATCTGTGTTGTATCGGGATGCGGTTATATCATCCAGTTCGACGAGTTCTTCCGCCGCCGCCTTGACCGCTTCGTTCAGCTCCGCCGCCTGTGCCAGAGTCGGGGCATATGACTGGAAAGCAAACGTCGACCTTATAAGGTGGTTTTCCTTTGAGCCGCCGGTCTTCTCGATGACCACATAACTGGCCGGGATGTTCTCCGGTCGCATCATGTAGCACGGCACATCAATTTTCGTGTTCATGAAATCGTATATGGTTTTCTCGATCATCAGCTGGTCTCCTTCAGTAACGTATTGTTTTCATAGTTGTCCTGTTCCGCTTCCGGCGTGCCGGGCACAACGATCACTCTGGTCGCCATCTCGACGGCCTTGTAGCCCTCTCCGGCACTGTCAGCGACTTCCTGCGCGGTCTGGAGCAGGCACCGCTTCATCTCTTCGGACTTCAGCAGAGCCCCGACTGCGTCATGATCCATTTCAAAGATCACGTTTTTGCGCTCGATGCGGTAAGTCTTACTCATATCGTTCGACCGTCACTTTCGTGTTCCAGTCAAGCGGGATCAGCTCCTCGATGCCTTTGGTCGGCACGCCAAAAACGCGCCACCGCTCACCAAAGAAGTCGACGCGCCGGTTCTCCCAGTCGTGGCTGTCGCCCTTCGGAATCCCCAAAGTATAGACAGCCTTACGACCGTACAGGTTGACCGTGTCAAGGATCTCCTGCGGGGTGGACGGAGCAATCAGCACGTTCTCGACATCCGTCGGCGTTTCTGTGTAGACGGGTTCGCCGAAGTCGTCCGTTCCCGTCTGTGTCACCTCATACAGAGTGACTGTTATTCCTCGTGATGTGATCTGTCCCATATCTCCATTGCTCCGTATCTCTGCCGTTTAAGCCCGAGCATTTTGCGTTCGTTGTTCATGAGGGACATAGCGGCACCACCACCGGGCACCGCATATGTTCCCGACCATGTGTAACCGAGCGCGCTCTGCGACTCCTGGCTAACTGGTTCGCCAGATGTGCTCTGGCGCATAATCCGCGCGACTACGTCGCATGTGACCATCTTCACAACGCTTGCGTAAGCGTCATCGTCTGCGATGGCCCCGTCGATGTTCTTGCCGACCGCCTCACCCTCTGACCGGATCAGATCCGAGATCAAAGGCAGAAGCGCGTTGACCCTTGACTGCTGTTCTGCCGTATATGTCGCTCCCGATATTGTCATCACGTCTGTAAGCGTTGCGAATGGTTCACTCATTTTTTCTTTGCTCCCGATTTTTTCGGCGTCTTCTTCGGATCAGGCTTTTCCGTGTTGACCGGTTCCCAGTCTCCGCGGAGTTCACTATTCACGTCAATTACGACGCCGGTCTTCTTGTTGCGATACTCCATGTCGATGCCCTTATGCCTGGACGATGCCGAACGCAGCAGCATCAAGGATGCCCCATCCGATATAAGCCTCAGCTCTCAGACAGACCTCGTTGTACTGCTTCAGGTCTCTGCCAGCGCCGTCCGGATCGCCGAATCTGATAACATCCAGCGGAATGTTGTCGGAATAGCCCCACTTGAACGCGCCCTGGAAATCGCCGACGATAACGTGGTCGACTTCGCTGACACCAGTACCCTGTACGGATACGGTCGTGTTGACGTCGGATCTCATGCCGTAGAACGCATCCGGGTTCTGGCCGAATCTGAATTCCGGATACTGCGGAACGCCGTTGACCTTGATCTTGGACAGAGCGGCAGCTGCAGTTGCGGACATCGCGATACCGTTGACCTCTCCGTCAGTGATCGCCTGGATAGCGGCGTCGATGTTGTCATCTACGGAAGCAGCAACGTAAGTGACGACGTTGCCAGTAACCAGTCCGTCGAAGCTGTTGGTTGCCTTGAAGGACGCCGCAGCCTTTGTCGCGGGATCGATGCCGTGAATAGCAGCGATGTCGAAGCCTCTCGCGATCTTCTTCGCGAATCCATCGGCGAATCCTCTCAGATACTGCAGACGGACTTCGTCGCCGGCCTTCATGAACTCGTCGCTGACTCTCTGCTGATAGATGAACTTGACCGGCTTGATGACCTTCGCAGTTACGGAAGCGTCTCCTGCCGGTTTTGCTGCGCCTTCGCCTACCAGTGCAGCTTCGCCGGCCGCGTTAAAGACGAACTCGGTGACTCCGTTGAACGGAATCGGTGTCTGATCGGACAGTTTCGCCAGTGCGGAATGGCCGCGAACGGCGTCAAACATTTCGGTGATAACTTCTGCAGGGAAATTCATTCCCGCTGTGATAGTAGCCATTTAATACTCCTTTCCTATCTGCCGCGCCATATTCATGAGCGCGACGTCCTTCGGATTATCGTTGGACCCGTCGGGCTCCATTGATCCCATCGGTGCGGCCGGTTTGGCGACGAATTCTGCCAGCTTCTTCGCGTCTTCGCGGATGGCCTCTTCATCGTCGCCGGTTAATTTTTCTGCTAATTGATACGGCAGCCCTGTTTCGAGTGCGATCTTCGTTTTTACCGAGGCTGTCTCGTACTGATGCACTTTGCCGGTGAGTTCCTCGATCTGCTTCGTGAACTCTGCCTGCTTCGTTTCGCCGCCTTTGATCTGTTCGCTCAGGTCTGCTATCTGCTTCTCGTAGGTCTGTGCTTTCGTCTTCAGGTCTTCGTAATCGGAATACTTCTCTGCAGCCCTTTCCTCGGCTCTTCGTTCCGCCCTTTTGACGCGCTCGCCTATGATGGCATCTAACTGCTCCTGAGTTTCGATGATTTTGAAATCTGACATTGCTGTCCCCCATTTCCCGGATGGTATCCGTGTGTTATGCACTAAAAAACGGACCTGCCGAATTGCCTGTCCGCTTTAGTAATCGATTCTTTGTACTTTTTTCTCTTTTGCTTCCTTACAGCCCCAATAGGCCAGTACGACGCTCTCCATGATGGAGATGTCCGCACCTGCCAGAATGGACTTATAGCCGAATCCGCCGCCGCTTCCAATGCTCCTGTGCTCGCAGTTGGTTACGACCGTTGTCAGTGCCGGTTGCCCGTTGTGGCAGATTGTCCTGCCGACCACGGCCTGCTCGAACATGGCTGATGCCGTCACGACTTCAGACGGTTTTACGATGTGCGGTGCAGTCATGCCCGCCCTTTTCATCGCTTCCGCCAGAATGGTCTTGCCTGCGTCTCCGTCCACGATGACGTCAGCGACGTCCGCCCGACGGATAAAGGACATGATCCATTCGATACCGTCACGCACCGACCTGCAATCGATGGTCTCGACGAATACGTTCCCGTCCGACCTTTTGACCGCTATCGATACGGAGGCGTTCGTGGAATCGTGCCCGAACTTTACGCCGACGAACAGCTTGCCGGTCAGATCCGACACCGAATCGACCTTCAAGGCCGTCCACTCGTTTCGGCTGATGGCTGACTTCTGGTTGTACTTCAGCCACAGGCCGAGCCTCTGGATGTTGAAGTCGATGTCATCGTCTCCGATCTCCGCGCGTATGGTCCGCTCTTTTAGAATCGTGCCCAGGCTCGGATTGGTCTCGTACCATAGATCCGAATCATTAGGATCTGACATATCCGGAACAGACCATTCCGCCCAGCCAGATTCATACCCGGCACCCGACAGGACCGTCTTCCTGTACTTCGGAAAGACCGTTCCGGCCGATATGGCCGTCGGCGGTGTACCCAGCATGATGGTCTGCGGATTAGGCGAGTCCGTCACGGTGTACTTCAGCGACGTCTCCTGCTCCGGCGTGTACTCCTGTGCTTCGTCGATGATGAGCAGGTCGTACCCTTCACCGAGGCCGCCGGTTGACGTCCGAGTCCGGAACTCGATGACTCCGCCCTCAGCCGTGTATAGGTGTTCCTTGCCGAATGCCTTAATAGACGAATCGATGTCGATGCTCGCTTTTGCGCACATTCTTTCGAGCCGCTCCCAGATCTTATGGGAAGTCATCGCCCTGTGAGCCGTATACATGATGCGTTCGCCGTTCTTCAGACCCCACAGGCACCGGACCAGAACCGCTTCAGACTTGCCGTTACGGCGCGGCACGGAATACCCGAACTTCTGATGGATCCATAAACCCTCTTCGTCGGTGCTCATGATGTCATACAGCAGAGCGACCTGCCATTCAAGAACATCGTGCTCCGTTGCGTTGTATAGATCTACCGCCTCCTGCCCTTTGGTTTGCTGATAAGGAAGTATCACGGATACCGTCGGGGTCTGTCTCCCGATAGCATCCATGCGGTCATGCCCTCCTTTCTTGCCCGCTTATATGTTAAGTGCTACAGCACTTCAACACCTTTGGAAGTGTGATATTCTATTGTGCAACCGCATCCCGGATGCCGCTCAAATACGCCGTTGGCCCGTGCGTCCTCGTAGCTGTACACGCCTTCGCGTGATATGCACCACTCGCATGGCTCTTTGCCGCCGTGCAGGCCCTTGCCGTCGTATACTCTTACCACTGTTGTCTCCAGTCCGAGCTCGCTCCGGAGCCTTGCGTTTTCCTTTTGGAAATCATCATAGAATTTCCTCACGGCCGTGATGGCCGGGTCCGTCAACGCGTTGTCAAGCTCACCCTGGGTGATGCTGTTGACAGCCATGTTCATGACCTGCCGCGCCCGCTCGGTCGGATCTCCGCCCCTTGCTATGCGGATCGCAATGCCGCTTTTCTTGTCGGCGAATTCCTGCTGTGCCATCGCATAGTAGTTCACATTTTCCCATGCCCGCACCAGTAACGGCTGGATCGTGCTCTCTGCGATGTTCCAATAAAGGGTCTCGTTCGGCATTTCTGCCAGTTTCAGACTGCGCTTCAGCGCCTTCGATGCTTCCTTCCCAAACAGATCCGACAGCTTCGACATGTCAGTCTGGGTCGCCTTGCCGCTCATGACCTTCTTCATGATCTTCTGGATGCCGATGTTCATGTTGACGCCCGACTTAAAGTCTTTCTGTATCGCGTCATACAGCTCCGGTCCTATGTCGACAGCCATGTCTTATTCCTCCGTGCCCGGCAGTATAATGCCGGGTGTGCTCGCTTCCGCTGCAGGTTCTACGCCGGTAAGATCTCGCAGGCTCTCTTTGTCGAAGTATCCGTCGATCGCCTGGTTGATCTTGATGACGCCGTCGCCGATAACAGACAGCGCAGAGTTATCCGGTTCAAAGATCGGTTCCCACTTGGCCGTTACGCTTGCGACCAGTTCCCGCTTATACGGGTATTTGTCTCGGACGCATGCAGCCAAGTAACCGGCGTTCTTCAGTCCGACGCCGAAATCGCGCTGCGCTTTTCTGGTAATCAGCCGGAGCGTCTCGTGACTCGACTTAATTGCCTCTGCGCTCGATGGATTCTGCGACGGGAATCCAAGGTCGTCCAGCGTCAGCCCGGTCTCTCCTGCGAACAATCCTGCGAACATGCGCAGCTGATCCGTGTGCGGCGTCATGCTCTGCTGTTGGAACTGACCGACTACCGGGTGCCCGCCGTCCTGATCCTTATCGACCCGGAGCAGGCTCGACATGGTAATCTTCCACTTATCCAGCCGTTCAGCTGATTCGTCCATGCCGAGAATGTACCTCTGAGGGAACGAAAAGAACTCGGATGCGATCTCCGACCGCTTCGCCGTCCTGACTGCGGAACTGACGATGGACATGCACGCCCGGCTGATCCTGCTGTGACCGAACGGTCTTGCAGCGTCCGGCCGGTTGATGATCGGCACCAGAAGCGGGTACGGCGCATTGTTCGGAATGACGTCGACCGTCTTGCCGTTCTGGATGATGTATGTGTATCCTGCTACCAGATAAGCCTCAAGAAGCGGCTTGTCGTATGTGTCCCATTCAAGGATCGCGTAGCCCTCGGTCAGCATGTTCGTCACCGGATCCAGTTCACCGGTAGCATGATACCCGTCGATAACCTTCATTCTCGGGAAGCCATCAGCATCCGCCGTGATGTAAATGAAGTCGCAGGAACTGATAAGCGATCCGAGTATCGCCGAGTCAACCATGATGTCCTTGTTGTTCTGGTTGAAGATCTCGTTCATGTTGTACGTGTCGTCGGCGAACTCCCGGAAAACCAGCCGGTCCGCAAGCGAATCGACCGCCCTCGCGCACCATCCGAGCGTCCCCATCCAATGACGGAGATCCGGCGGCGTGCTGATGCCGAAGTCGTACACGATGTTCTTCATCTCGTAATACTTGTATCTGGTTCGGACTCGTCCTCTTTTCCTTTCCAGCTTGTTCTTCAGATACTGAAGACCTTTGTACGTTGCCATATAATTACCTCGTTGCTTTATCGTCAATGTAGACGTCTGCGAATATCTTCCGGGAATCGTGCCCCATGCGCCGGATCCCTTCCGGAGCGTTCCGGTTTATCCAGTGCGGAGCGAACCCCGCTTCATTCAGCATCCGGATCGCCTCGCGCAGGCTCTTGCCTTCCCGGCAGGTCCACAGGATGACCGTGTTGCCGGCCGCCTGGTTCTGCTTCAGGTTCTCGATCAGCGGCTCATTCATCCTGCCGTGCGCATATAAAGTTCCGTCGAAGTCTACTGCGATTATCATTTTCACGCGTTTTTTCGTGCA